AATAGTCTAAGCTATGCAACCGAAATATAAATAGGCATAAATAGGAAATGAAACGACGATTTAGCAGAACCGTTAAAAAACAAGTTTATATAATAAATAAATTCTATTGCTATTATATTATTTATTAGAAGTATTTAATTTTATTCACTCTTCGCCAAACTTAACAATGTCAATTGAAAAAGCGGTTAACGATATCAATTCATTCAACTGGAATACCAAATTTACCAAGTACGGCACTGCATTGACCGAACAATTCACGGGAATGGTTCCCAACGTCCAACTTCGATTAGTAAACGGAGATGTTATCAGTGGCGATGGCGGAGGCGTTACATATTCGGGATTTCAAATAAATCCTGCACTCACATCATTCGAATTTAATATGGAAATTTATTGGATGCCCGAAAACTCTACTACTGGCGGGGATTATTACCAAATCACTTTTGGAAGCACAATGTCGCTGAGTATATTATTTCAGATTTGGTCCGGATATTCCAGTAATGGTTTTTCCGGAACTGGAATTTATGTGTTAAATAATGCTGATGAGGCGGTTAAGAAAAGCGCCTTGCCACCTGGGCCAACCGGTGCAGGCAGTGGCGAGTGGTTTCCTGTTACAGTTTCATATAACAAGAACAATGCGGATACATGGACCGTTACATCGTGCGGTATAACAGTTTTGACATATTCTGATCCGAATGGTAACGTGTGGCGTAATACCGCAAATAACAATGGGGTGAGAATTCATTCGCATTCAGGAGGTGGTTTACAACTTAGCACATGGATTCGCCGATTGGGATTGACATACAGTGCCATGTTTCCCATTGTAGCAACCGAAAATACCGGACTCATGCCGAAAAAATTTTACCCGTCATCGGACGATTCCACGTTTTCATCGGGACGAGCCGCATATAATCGCGTATTTTATCCGCGGATTAGCAGTAGTGGTGACGGAAGTGGTGGAAGCGAAACGAGTAATGTTAGTGCTGCGGAAATAACAAAGCGCAACTTGGTATATAATCGACGTGACGCGTCATCTCGCGTGGAACGTTTGAAGTTGCAGGCTATTGGTAAGAGTTCTATGCGTTTAAAGGAAACCGACGAATTGCGTTTCAAGGCACCCAATGTGAACGACGCTCGCGAAGCGATTCGGCGGGCTCGTTCTCGCGGATATATGGTTCATCCATCAGCTCTTCCCATTATCATTACGGCACCGGCACCGGCACCGGCACCAGCACCAGCACCGGCACCAGCACCGGCACCAGCACCAGCACCAGAACCCGGAACTGATTTGATAGTATATTCATTATCAACCAGTCTTTCTACATACCAGGAGTCGAGTGTTGGAGATTGGGTCAGTATTACTGCGGCCGAATGGGCTGCTCTTAAAACAAACATAACTGGAACAGTAACAGCGGGAGCATCGAATACCATGATGACAACCCTTACAAATTTAGCAGGTGGATTAACACAAAACCCGGTTTCGGCAATTGTTACGAACTTGGTGGAACTTCCAAGATCATCGAAGGTTCCTGCAAATTCATACATTTATGGTTTCAGCGTTCGTTTTGGAAGCGATTTGGGAACATCATTTGGAGTTTTTGCAAACGCGAGCACAACTTCAAACACGGGGTTCAATCAGATTGGAAATTTAATACCTTCAATGATTAATGGAACAAACTACTTTGTTTTGAAGGGTGTGTCAAATACAAATGGATTAACTGACGGTCTGATTGGGTTTTTTACAGGCACTAAATTGGATTATGAGGGTGCATCATTCAAAGGTAGTGCAGCAAGGATTAGATTTATTGCCGATAATAATTTCGAAAATCCTTTGATAAGATGGCATTTTTTTAGCGATTCTACAATACCTGACTCAAGCACAGTTCTAGAGGGATCGTTGAACAACTATGGAACGTTTTGTATTCAGGCTCTCACAACCACCACAAAGCAGTGGGATTAATTTATAATTCATAAAAATATAAAATTGAACATATTTTACCATATTATGAATATATAATCAGGCAATTATATCATAGAATTAAACTGACCCGATGGGTGTTAGATATTTGAATAGTATTATCAAATCAAAATGCGCGTGTGCGATTTCTCACCAATCGTTGCGCGATTATATCGGCCAGACAATAGTTGTAGACACAAGCATTTACATTCACAAGTATTTGGGAGAGAACGCGCTCATGGAAAGCATGTATTTCATGATGGCACAGTTTCGGTATTTCAAAATCATACCGATATTTATATTTGACGGCATCCCTCCCACCGAAAAACGCGACGTCATTCAAAGTAGAGAACACTTCCGTCAGATTGCGGTAACAAAGTATCAAGAAGCGAGTGAAGAAATGTATCGCCACGTGAACAATATTCAGTTTCAAACCGCGGAATCTGCCGAATCTGAATGTGAAAAATATACAAATACAAATGACGACGCTATTGGCGCAAGCGGCCACAAAATTGCAGTTCTTGAACGAAAGCTGCGAACGCTGAAAAAGCGGTTCGTTCGTGCAAACGCGTGCGAAATTTCAGATTTGAAGCGCCTCATGCGGTCATTCAACATGCGATACATTGAATCCGAAGGAGAAGCTGATTTTCTGTGCGCACACATTGTAAAATGTGGACTGGCAGTTGCGTGCATGAGCGATGATATGGACATGTTTCTATACGGATGCCCGCGAGTCTTGCGTCATGTGAATCTCTGGCACGGAACATGCATCGAATATCGTCTTGATCTGATATTAGAAGGTCTCGGTGTAACACTCGACGGATTTAGAAAGATTTGTGTATTATCCGGGACCGATTACAGCGAAAAACAAGATTGTGGCGGTGGCTGCGATGCAAGAGATATGCGACGTCATCGCAAGAGTTGGCGTGATCGCATATATCTGAGCGATATTATTGATTGCTATCATCTATTTGTTCAACAACGGACCAGTAACAACATTAATAACATTAGCGCTGTTGGTGTTGACGAAGACGATGGAACTGAATTCTATACGTGGATGAAGAACACAATGAATTATTCTGACGATGTTGAGAAATGCATCGACGTTGAATCGTTGCGTAGAGCATACACCATCTTTTCGGCTGACATTGCTGATTCTCAGACCTCCAGTTTAGAGAGCGTTTTACAGATTCGGCAAGTGAACCCTCCAACAGACGACGAACTCGTCCCTGAACGGGTCAAGAAAATCATGGCGCGGTATAACTTTATATATGTATAGTGGCATATAAAGATACAACAAATAAGATACAATTAAAATACAATTAAAATGATGAGGCGCGCCGCCTTGAACGATGCACCTTCATACTATGGCATCGATTATCCCTGCATTTATGTGATCCGACTCGACACTTTCGACCCATACTGGTTGTTTTGTATTTGCGCGTTGATTTTTTAACGCAGTTATCATTGTAGCATCTGCGAGACCCTGTGCGACACACCTTAATATGGCGCCTGCGCCATCCGCCAACCTGGTTATTTTCAATTTGGGACATATGATATGATTATTATTTTTGTTGATTATTTTATTTATAATAAACGCATAGATAAAATTTTAAAAATTTAATGAATGCGTTTTTAGTGCGAATCAAAATTATTAAAAAGCAAATTTCGGAGAAGGTGTTACCGCATATAGAACTGTTAAGTAGCACAGAATTGCGAGTATAATGGATAGCAACCATATTGGAATTACCGTTTTTCTTTTAAATCCAATACCGAATTCTCTTAAACTTCCATCGGCGTTATATAAAAACCCGGGCTTCAGCTGTTGAATTGCAAAAAAAGAAAACAGAAACAGCAGTATGGCGAATGACGTTAAATACTTGCGTAAAATAAAAATATTCATGATGTCCTCGATGTGATGTTATTACGCGATGTTCGTATATAATATTATATTTATTATTATTCCTATTACTATTGCAAATATAATATTAATAATGGCGATACGTATAAAATCATAAAATCTCTAATAATACCGATTTTATTTTGTCTTTACGTTGCATACGTTGGGATTGTTTGAAATTCCGTCCCAGTTTATACCGCACGTCTTAGCCCATTTGTATTTTTCACATAAACCACTTTGTCCTAAATATGCAGGGTCGGACGTATTTAACGAATCGCCGCACGAACCTGCAGTGCTTGTTTTAGGCATTCCATTCAAATTTCTGCAAGTTTTTCCATCGGTATCCATGACCCAATTATCAGGACAATTTGAAATCACGGGCGGCCA